AGTAGACAATGATTTCAACGGGTTGTGTTGGTGTTCGGATTTATCCATGTTTGTAGCAACGGCATCAACAGGAACTGCTAATAGGATTTTGACAAGTTCAATAGGGTTACCAAGTAAATATTCAACTCTGTTAATTAACCCTGGATACGCTACAGCTTCAGACTTGGGGGTAGTGTCATTTACCAAAAATGTAACTGTAGGGGGATCTGTGACAACTGGTTACTCTACTACTGCTACCGCAGCTGGTATAACTGTATTAACTGTAGAAAGTACTCAACAACAATTCTTTACTGGAAGTACAACCCAAACAGTCACATTACCAGTTACTAGTACTCTTACATTGGGTTTCAATTTTCAAATTGTAAACTTGTCAAGTGGATCAATTACTGTACAAAGTAGTGGAGGGAATACAGTTGCAACAGTCGCTACAAATACTCGAGCAACAATAACTTGTATATTGACATCTGGAACAACTGCTGCATCATGGACAAACATATAACGTTAGTTACCAAGTATGAATACACAAGTAGAATATATGTAAAACTAGTTAAATATTTTTTTACATACAACAAGTAAGTAACAAGTAGCAAACAATGGAAGAATCTACATTAAAAAAATGCCCATTTCTAAAACAACATGACATAAAAGAATGTCCATTTTTTAAACAATACGACATAAAAAAGTGTCCATACTTGAAAAAATTACATCAAGATGTAAATGAAAATGGAGAAAATGGAGATTCGTCAATTAAAAAATGTCCATATTTTAACAAAAATAATAACACTACTACTAATAACACTACCAACACTGAATAAACAAATAATCAACCCTTGGGTACAAAAAAATTCTTTATAGAAACTCCACTCTTGTCATTCTTTATCTTTTGCTTCTTTGGTGCCTTCAATGGTGTCACAAATGGCAACGATGACTTTCCTGAATTAAAGAATTGTCGTTTAGCCTCGATTTGCAACAGATTTCTTTGCTTCTTCAACTTTTCAAACAAGGCGTCTTGAATTTCATTAAATATACTATCCACTTGTCTTATTTTACCCGTTAATGATAAAAATGATGTTATAGGCTTTCGTACTTGATTATTTAAATAAAATAGATAATCTAGTGGCAACTTATTCTCAAAAGCATATCCAGGATCTTCAGACTTGGCGTACAACTCTTGTATTCGTGAACAATCATTTACAACTACATACCCAAAACGTTGACCTGAACGAGGTGCACTACTAGCATCACGCTCATGCATCCTCTTGGCTAAAGCTACATGTGGTAAATTCTCAGACTTGTATGATGATTTCAATGATGCATATATAATAAAATTATTGTAATCACTCGGGTTATCTTGCAAAAACAACTCTTGTAAACTATTATTTAATTGTTCCAATGCCCTCTCAGGTCCCTGAGTATGCTCCCAATCAACCTTTCTCAACTTCCCGTCTTTACCTACTTGTACACCCAAAACTGGATATATGACATCCCAATAAATTCTCTTGACTATACTGCAATAATTACGACGCTTAATAGCTATACCCTTGTAATCAATCTTCCATTTATTTGGATTCATCTCATACTTGACGCCTATGTAATTCTTCTTTTTTACTATTACCATCGGATAATACGTCTTTTCATACTCCATTTCTATCGGATGACGATTAAATATTTTATCAGTCAATATTACTTCTGCCTTGTGATTTAGTGAAATTACTTGTTCTAGTGACGAATTTGGAAAATTACAAAATACAGAATCTGTATCTCCACCAACCACATTTATATTCAATTCTTCACTTGACCAAGGTTGTCCTGCTACAGCTGTTGGAAACTTTCTTATCCAACCCTTCCTTGGTTCATCCGTTACAACTTCCTTCATTATATCATTATAATATGTACTAGTATCTTCAACTGTCCACATATTTTGTTTAGCTATATTCCCAAAATCATTCTCCATGAAATTCTTTGTCATTTCAATCATTTGACGCCCCTTTGCTGTTACACATGCAGATAATGATGATAAATTTAACATGAATGCTGACGTAAAACCATAAATAGAATTCATTGTTACTTTAATTGCCAATTGTCTACCATTCAATACACGATACCTCAACAAATCCTCTACATTGTCAGAATTCTCAATTAAACCCATCATTTTACGTACATTCTTTCGTGATTGTTTCAATACAACTTGCAAATCAGGAATAATTGAACTCGTATTTTGAGCAAAGAAAAACAAATAATCCTGTTTAAAGTTTACAAATGTACCGCAACTTGTACTACCACCTCCACTCTTTATTGAATCTAGAATATCCTTTTTTGCAACATTCAACGACTCTTTTGCTGAATCTGCATTTGAAAATATTCTCTCATTACCATCCAATGTTGTACACTTGATAACATCATCTTGCCACTCTATATTATCAAATCTTACACCATTTATACTCAACTCTTGACCACGGCTCTTCATATCCTTTAATGTGTTGTACAACATTGGATCCAACACTATTGTTGAATAACATATTTTATACGCCACTTGAATAGACGGATACAATGAAGCAAAATCCAATACTGCTATAGGTGTTTGAAAACAACCCGTCTTTGGCTCTAGTACAATCGCACCTGTAAATGATGAATCACTCTTTACATCCAAAAATGGCACTATAGAATCCTTCAACATTGCATCTTTACTTATAATTGAATAAACCTTGATTTGTTGCCCCTTTGATAAAAGATAAGATACTGGCACACTAGTCAAATTTGCCATTTCAAATAATTGTGTCACTACATCCAACTTGTTTACCAACTTTTGCACCAATATTGTATCTTGTAAACAATAATCACCAATCTTGTTCAATAAAAATTCATCTCCCACACGATACGCACGAAATATCTCCTTGAATGTTATATCATGCTTATTCTGAGATAATTCTATATCTGCTATTGTATCCAACTTGTAATCTGGATACCGATCAACTGGCATATTACGTTGTATCCAAATCATCAAATCAATATTTAATCTACCAGGTATATCTACCCTGAAATAAATGTTATCACCATACGCTGAAGATTGAAACTTTTTCTCGACTACTTTACAATAATAATCATCCAATCTTGACAATTTACAAAACTCCATAAAACAATTGTTTACTTGAGCCCTAATCATTAAATACTTCCAATCAAAACCATCAGAATTATAACCGTATATTAAATCTGGATTCTCTGTTGATATAATCTCTTGAAATCTCAACAACAACGCCTTTTCACTCGTGTAATTCTCTACTATTGGCTCTACTATTGTCTCCACATGCCCATTCTTTAGACATTCTCTATTCTTGCACAAGTCTACTAAATTCTCATTTTCACGTACACATACATTCTGACTTGGAATACCTGTACACCTTCCTGTTTCTGCCAAATGCAATAATATTCTCTTTGCCTTCTTGTCCGAATACATCTTTAATGTTATACCAATTTGATACACCACATCCTCCTTATTATTGGCATCTGGAAACTTGTCTGTTGGAGAATATGATTCTATATCAAATGCCATCTCTTTTATTTGTGTACATATAGTGTCACATGCAAATGGGTTTATATCATTGTAATCTACTGTATATTCCAAATCACATGATGTTACCCTTGTATCAGGAGTGTAGTAATCCTCAATCTCAAACCATGATGCCATTTTTAAATCCTTTAAATGGGCAAAACGTAATATAGGGTCCACAACATCATATAATGCACATTTGGCAAACTGAAGAGGTAAACTTGCTTTACCCAATTTAATTGCAAAACGTAAACAATTTATAGAAACATCCCTCTCTTTAGAAAATTGCATCATATACTTGTACTGTTCATTATACGGCAACTTACTGGCTATAGAATAAAATCCTTGTACATCACTTGTACTTAATTTATTACCATGACAACCTTGTAAAATGTTCTTTATCTTCTTGTATGCATACATACTCCTGAAATACAACTTGTACACTGGTATCTTTTGGTCAAAATTATACCCCCATATACTCTTTTGATATGACACTCCACCGTCTATTAAATGTTGAGAAGCGTCCGATACTATTTCAAATGAATCATCATCATTCTTTTGCCACTTTAATAATTGCTTTTGTAATAATTCAAATACACTCCCCCAACTTGCATCTGCGTTTTTATCATTGTAATTTACATACAAATATGGTGTATATCCAGTTACATGTACCGCTACTGATTCACCCTCTTTGGTCTTACCAAATGTATGTACAGTAAAAAAATTTAAATCTTCCAATTCATTCGATTCTTTCTCGTCTTGATCCGTATCTTGAATAAAACAATCTAAACACTGATATTGGAATTTATTCATTACATTTGACTAGAATATAAAAATGGTTCTTTATCTAACCATTTTTTGGAAACTTGCACGTTTTCCAAAAAAATTTTTTAAAAATAGAAAAGTAATGAGTTTAAAGGCTTCGGAATTAGTTTCTGATAAAGACAAAATATACGAAATTTCAAAATACAATTACAAGTGTGAACTAGACAAGTGTTTTACTCACATTAGAAAAGTTTGGAAGGAATGCAAAAATGAAACTACCTACTACTCTATACCATACACACTCTACGATAACCCTTATTATGATAAAAATGAATGTATAAAATACCTAAAAGAACACTTGTACGCTTCAGAATTTTATGTTAGAATCTTGTCCTCAAACGAAAATTGCTTGTACATCTCATGGAAAAAAAATGATGTTGATAAAGTAAAAATATACTTGCAAAAACAAAAACAAAAACAACTCGAAATTAGACAACAAGAATTACAAAAAGAACAACAAATAAAAAAAGAACGTAAAGAATCATTGATAAACTGGCACCCACAATCTGCCATTAGTGACTTGAAAATGAAGACGTTCTTAATGAAAGGTAACCCCAAATATTCACACTTGAAAAGTATAAACAAGTAATACTCTAAATTAGTTATTTTACGTACTTTTTATAATAATCAGCTACATTCTTTGCTAATTGTTTAACAGTAAAAGTTGAACCTGTTACTTGTAAAGTGCCTCGATCAGATGTTACAATCGGAGTAGCTGAAAAGTTTGACACTACAGTTGAAACTTACACCTATTACAACAACTATCTGTGCTTGTGATTTAATAGACTCTGTGGTTCTTTTCAACTCTTCTTCTGGAGTTAAAAACAACAGCTATAATAATACAGATTAATACTACTTTAATATTTGACTCTTGCGTATAATTGTAATTGCAATACACACATCCCCAAAGTTTTTTACTTTTACTAATATTAACACAAATGAGCGGAGGTAGTAGTGTAAATGAATTACCTTTAAACAGTCATGAAAAAAGTAAAAGTGAATTGGTCAAAGATTACAAAATAGACTATATAAAATACTTGAATTACCCAGGCGCAACTACTAATATTATGGATATAACTGCACAAAATGGTAACCTTGATATGCTCATATGGTTACATGAACACCGTAAAGAAGGTTGTTCTACATGGGCTATGGATTGGGCGGCAGTGAATGGACATTTGGAAGTAGTAAAATGGTTACACAAGAATAATAAAATTGGCACCTATAGAACAACTCTATGGGCTCTAGAAAATGGTCATGTTCATATACTTGACTATCTAAAAGAAGAAAAAATACTAGATTTTACAATATGTACTACTTCATTACTAAAGTATATTGTAAATTACTCTGCTGATGATATTAATACAGATTTAATTGATTGGTTGTACATTAACCACAACTACTTTGATGACTCTGACGACTTTGAAAGTTTATTATTGGAAACTATATTGGAAACTAATAATTGGAATTTATTACAATGGTACAACAAAAAATATGTACCAAATTCCATAAACACATTCTACAATTATTTTCTCTTTATAAATAAAAGGATGGGGGAGTTCAAAAATAAATTAGGTAGACTCTTTTTACACTAATGAAAACAAATAATTATCAAGATTTCACCTTTGATTCTGATGAAAATAACTCTACTGATTCTTACAACAATCGTAATCACCAATACAAATTACATGATGATTTCTATTATACGGTTCAAGAATTGTACAATTCATTAAAAACACAATTGTATGACTCTATGTATCACGGATGCTTTCTTGCGAAAATGACTTTTGGTGACTTTTACGATTTCATGTACAACTCTAACTCGAATCAATCACTTGTATCAGATAAAATACCTAAACATATCCATCATTTTATAAATTCCCACTCTTGTGCCTTTAATATCGTTTTAAAATTATTACATGTAAAAAATCTTACCAAGTTCAAGTACTTTGTTTATAAATATTCTGATGTTAATTGCATATGTTGTTCATTTCAATTTTAAAATAATTGGTACAATAGTAATAAGTAATTAATGACTAGTGTTATAGCTACAAAAGTATTACCAAATATATGGATAGGCAACTCTAGATCAGCCGAGTATGAAATTTTCTTTGAAAAAGAAAACATTAAAAGCGTATTAAACATATCCACAAGTATACCTCATTTCTTTACATATGATACTACCATAGAATATATGAGGATTCCAGTCAGTTCTAGAGTCAATTTACACCAAATCTATCAATATTTCCCCATTGCAATAGAATACATTTATAAAAATTCTGTACTCGAAGGTAAAAACATTCTCGTACATTGTGATACTAGTACACAACGATCATGTATAATTATTGCTGCATATCTACTCAAGTACTATGGTATGACTATTGACGAAAGTATAAATTTTATTGTAGAAAAAAAAGCTGATGCTTTTGAAAATTATAATATATTCTATGAATATCTACAAAAATTTTATCACGACAAAATAAAGTAATTTTTTTTAATATGTAATGGTAAATGAGCTTCTTACTATCAAATTCTTGTACTAGAGAATGTACACCAATGCAAAAATGCCCCCTTAAATATCATTATAACCCTTCTTCTGGAAAATGTATTCATCATGGTAATGATGATTATAACCGCCCTAAATATAATGCATTAAAATACCCAGATTTTGATAAATACTTGTCGCCTACTACTGTTGTTACCGAACCAAAAATTGGAGGAAAAAAAAAACGATCGTCAATCAAGAAAAGATTGTCAATCAAGAAAAGATTGTCAATCAAGAAACGATCGTCAACCAAGAAACGAACCACCATCACCAAAAAAAGATTGTCCAAGAAACAAACCAAGAAATAAAATAGATTAAAAAATTTTGTTATAAATACTCCCACGTTTGTATATCACAATTTCACCCATGAAAAAATTACTTTATCAGAAATATTTTGAATTTTATGATAAATTAACTCGAAAATATGGAGATAATGTAGCCTTGTTATTGCAAATGGGGGGATTCTTTGAATTGTATTGTGATTACGACTACTCTAAAACTAATGTAAAGGAATTGTGCAAAATAATGAACATTAGATTAAACCCTAAAGATTCACGTTTAGAAAAAAGCACCCGAATGGCTGGGTTTCCAATTTATAACCTAGATAAATTTTTAAAAATTCTAGTCAATCACGACTATAATGTTGTTGTTGTTGAACAAATCCCACAAGATTCGTGTATTACCAATGTAGATTTATTATTTTACCCAGAAGATTCATATGGAGAAAGAAGAGCTGTTACTAAAATTGTATCACCATCTACATATTTCGACTCTGAAAAATCTACCAATTATATAATGTCTATATATATTGAGAAATACTCGGCAAACTTGTATACTCTATCCATATCGGTTATAGATGTCATTATTTCTGATAACATCATTACTACTCAATTCCAATCTACAAAAAATGACAAGGGATACGCATTAGACTGTGTTGTTGAAATGTTGCTTCAATATAACCCCATTGAATGTATTATTATTACTAAACATGGAACAAATGTTACTAGTACTGTTAAAAAATTGGGTATAACATGTACATGTTACTATATAGATGTCGAACAAATCAACACATTTCATACTAAATGTACTGATTCACGTGATGTATCGATTGAAGCTTTAAAACAATTCTTGACTGATAGATTCATTAATACTTCAAATATTCAAGTGCAAGAATATGTACCAAACAAATTTCTAGATTTAAATAGTACATGTATATCACAATTAGATGTTGGCTTGTTGTATAAATTATTAGATAAAACGGTTACACCCATGGGGTCTAGATTTCTATTTCATAGATTGGTACATCCTATTATTGACTCTAGTATTTTACAACAAAATTATGATCATGTTGAAAAAATGTCGCAAGATGACTATAATAGTATTAAAAAATTACTTGACAATATTTTCGACTTGGACAAGTTTAAACAAAAATTAGCAATGAACATTTCAAATGTATCAAACATACGTACGTTTTACAATATTCTCTTGGATATACAATCTTCACGTATCATTCTTGAAAAGGAATATACACCCAAAATTATTTCATTTATTAAACGACATTTCATATTTACCACCACCGCCACTACTTCCACTACCTCTACAGTCACCCACTTTGACGCAAGCGAAAACGACGACGTTGAAGGAGACATTGAAGGCGACACTGACAATGGAATACCTAGAAATTACATAATTGCCCCACACGATATCTCTTTTAATAGACAATATTACAAGGATCTAGATGTACTGTACAGTACAAGACAAAAAGAACAAGATGTTGGGACTAGTTACATTACAAAAGTACAAGATGTTGTACATTCTAACGTTACTCTAAAAGATAATTTGGGTATACATACTACCTTGATACGTGCAAAACAAGTCTTGAAAATATATCCTGAATGGAAAATGATCAGTCTTAAAAAATATGCTATTGTTTATACAGATGAACTCGTAGATTCTCTAGTTAATTTACAAAAGACAAATGAACAGATTACACGCCTAGAAAATAAGTATTTTAAAACATTCCAAACTTTGTTTTATAATGAATTCTACAAGGACTTGTCTGATTTATCAAATACAATTGCTGAATTAGACTTTTATCAATGCTCCTGGAACCTTGTTAAAAATCTTCGGTTATGTAAACCAGTAATACATACCCAATCTAAACTAGATGTTACAGAATTGAGACATTTACTTGTTGAAAATATTAACCCTAGTGTACCGTATATTACAAACAATATACATTTATCACAAGATAACTTGGGGATCATTGTATATGGGGTAAACTCTTGTGGTAAAAGCTCACTTTTAAAAGCTCTTGGTTTGTGTATAATTATGGTACAAGCTGGATTATTTGCACCTTGTCAAGAAATCACTTTAAAACCTTTTAAACAAATTATAACTCGCATTACCGGAGGAGATAACCTTGAAAAATCACAAAGTAGTTTTATCATTGAATTGGAAGAAATTCTATCTATTCTCAACAGAGCAAATCAAAACACACTTGTATTGGGAGATGAAATATGTAGAGGTACTGAAAGTAAATCTGCTGTTGCCATAAATTATTCTTTGTTGAAGGATATGTTGAAAAAACAATGCTTTTTCATTACTACTACTCATTTACATGAACTATATGATCATGTTAATGATATAAAAAAAATTGATATATATCACATGAAGGTCAACTTTACTAAAGGTAGTAACGACGGCAGTGTAATCGACGGAGGCGGGAACCAAGTTGAATTTAATAGAAAACTAGTACCTGGACGAGGAACTGAATTGTATGGATTAGAGATTGCATCTCATTTAAACTTTCCGAAAACTTTCATGAATGAAGCCTTACAATTTAGAAGTAATTTCATTTGGAATACTGGCTTGAAAAAATCCAGATATAATTCTAAAAAAATTATTGAAAAATGCCAACTGTGTCAATACAAACCAAGTAGTAAAAAAGATCTACCTTTGGATATACATCATATCAACTTTCAATGCAACGCTGATCAAGATGGTTTTCATAATACACAAAACAAAAATGCTCTACATAATCTTATATGTTTATGTAAAGAATGTCATGTCAAGGTTCATCAAGGCGAACTTGAATTTAAAATTGAACAAGGGTTATACTGTAAACAAACAGTAAAAGTAACATTGGGCTAATCATTGATAAAATACTATCCTTGTACACCTCGTTCTGTGGTTGTGGGTGTGTCTGCAGAGGTGGAGATTGTATAGATGGAGGTGAAAGTAGTAGCAAATCAAAATGATTACGTGTTTTTAAAATATATATTTTCCCCCTACTTTTAAAGTTTTTATTATTTTTAAATCTTGAAGGAAACTCTTCTTTATAATACTTGTTGTTTATCTTTTCAAATACTACAATATCCAACTCGAGGATTAATGAAACTATATGAATTATTGTACTTGTTGCCCACTCTTTTTGTAGTAGTTTTATTGTATCTTCAATTGATACTCTCTTTGGTATTACTTTAAAATCTAACCACTCAATCAACAAATCATCGTGCATATCCGGATATCGTGATAAATATTCTGCAACCTTTACCTTTAATTCTTGAGGAGTTGTTTTTAATCCTGTCCCATTAATAACTGAATGATAAAAACAATCACCGTCCGCTGGCGACTTTACTATTCTCATGTGTACTACTTTGCGTTATTACATAACATACTAAAATAAAACTTGTACACACTCAAAACAATCCATTGTAACCTGTATATTCACCTGACGATACCTTGTTGTATTCTACCCTGATGCTATAACCTAAAATATTTAAAATTTGAGAATACAATCCCTCATTCCTTCCAACATTCAACTTTTTTATACCATTACATAGACCCTTCAATTTATTCAATACGTCTTCTACGTCTTCTACTTTTAATTTCTCTGTTAATTCACTTGTATCTTCTTCATCCAATTCTACCCCGTACTCTTGTTCATATGCGTAAACTACACAAGTAACTCCTTCCATATTCTCTTTATTCTTTTCTGGTCTAACTGAATAATCTATTACCTTTTCTTCTTCTACTTCTACCACTTGATTTAATGGATTAAAATTACTCATACCACCAAATCCACCCTTCCATTCTTTCTCTTCTTCTTTATTGTCACCGTTACCTTTACTGTCGTGTACACCAAAATCCCAAATTTTACTCGTATACATATCATAATTACCGTTGGTTACCTCTTTTTGATCTACATCTACAACCTTGACTGAATCATTTACCAATACCTTTTTTTCCAGATTATCTATTCTTTCAGATAATTCACTTATTAAAGTAAGCAATTCTTTCATATTGACACCTTGCATATTGACACCTTGCATATTGTCACCTTGCATATTGTCACCTTGCATGTACAAAAGTTCATTGGAGAAATTCATTTCGTTACTTTGTTACTACTTACCTCTTTATATTTAAGTGTTTTTAAGAAGTAACCAAGTATTATACAACAACTTTTTCTTGTCTCTACTCTTTATTTTATTCATACATTCATTTATACTAAACCACCCTACATTACGTACCTCCTTACTTTGTTCTGGCAACTCGTATAATGGCGTTTTTATTCTTGCGAATGCATTCAACTTTGCTACAAAATATACATTCTTGTATGTATTACCATTACAACCAGTAAATGACTCTACACTATTTGGATAATTACATATCGTTACATCCCTCTTTTCGTAACCAGTCTCTTCAGAAAATTCTCTTAAAGCACCATTTATTACATCCTCTTTAAACTTTAATCTACCCTTTGGCATCAAGTAATCAGCCTGTCTAAATCTACATGGACAATTACTCAAGTACTCTTTAATGTTTAAATTATTAAACTTTTTCTCCAACATATTCTTGTTCTTCTTGTTTGAACCCGCAATCCCCCATAATTCATCCCATTTCAAGTTCTCCAATGTATACCTTTCTTCACATGTTAAATCACGCACATACTGTTCTACCTGCACTTTATCCTCACTGTATACACCTTGAATTAAAGAAATAAATGCAATAGAATCCTTCCTCTCTACTAATAAAAATACTAGATCGTCTTTTATATCCTTTGTTTTTTGTTTATATAAACAATACGTCTCGACTGCTTCCTCGTGCTTGTTGTCACATGTATACTTGTATGTATTACTATATATATTACCCAATGTAGTATGATTCTCAATTATTTCTCTAGTTGAATATACAATTAAACCAAAAGATGTTACAGGACCATCGCATACTTTACATGTATGACCCCTTATTCCACATCTTACACAAATTTTATTACTCATAAGTGTCGAGAAATATCAATACTATTATATACATTCAATTTATTTAACTATTATTAAAGTGTTACTACAACTACATACAACTACATACAACTACAGTGTTACTACAATAGTAATTTACAAACTACACCATTTACAAGTCTATACAACGAGTCTACATCCTTTTCGTTCGTCAAGGTGTAATCAAAATTAAACTTGTCCAAACTAGTCTCTGAATCATCATTTAATTGCGACTTGGACCATCTATTTATACGTATTGTATACACACTCTTGTTAAACTCATACTTTAATACGCGGTATTCATTCTCAAATCGCCAGTCACTAATTACAATCCTTGAAAAACCATCCTTCTCAATCTCCTCTATAACCTTCTTTACCCAAAAACCTTCATCCAAATCCCTCTGTTCTTTACCGTAATCAATCAATACTTGACGTACTGTTTTACCATGCTCTACGCAATACATCTTTTTTCCTACGTCTGTATCCATTAAACATCTTTCAATATTAAACTTTCTAGATACAATATCCTTTAAAATATCCGCAAATGCATAACGCTTGAATTTGTAATTATCTACAAGATAATTTGCTACTGTATCTTTACCTGATTGCATATACCCAGACAACATTAATACCAACATTCTTATTACAGTTCTTTTACAATTTTTACAAAAAAAATTGAAAAAAATATACACTTGTTTATATAACCAACAAAATTAGGAAATTAATGTCTACTCTTTCTTTTGCTGGATTTCTTTCCAGATCTTTTTCTCAAAACATAAACCTTCTTGTATGACCCAGACTTTGTCTTTTGTTTTACAGGTTTATAACTTGGATTCCCCTTTTTAGGAGCCCCAACTCCTCTTTCCCATGCTTCCTTTGATCTACGTTTAAGGTCTTGAGAAAATCCTTTGCTAGTGTGTTTCTTGATTGATGACTTTTTAATCATTGGTGACTTTTTAATCATTGGTGACTTTTTAATCATTGGTGACTTTTTTATCATTGGTGACTTTTTTATCATTGGTGACTTTTTTATCATTGTTTCTTTATTATAACATTAGAAAAAAAACAAAACACATTTAAAAAAAAAAAAATATTATTAATAAAAAAAAAAAAAAAAAAAACAACATTATACAAA